GTGTTCACCAACACTACCTTGTTTTAAAAGCTCCACGAAACGATTTGTCGCCGACCTCGTATTCGCCGAGCACTCGCTGTACTACCAAATTTGCATTAAGCCTTTGGTACTCCGCATTCCTGATATTCGCTCTACTGACCCCTAGTTTTACCAGTAGATTTCGTCTTAGATTCCGTAGAACTCCCCCCGCGACGCATTCTTCTCGCCCTCAGATAGTCAACCTCGAATAATCGATTGACCTCATAGAAGCTGGAACCAATTCGTCCCCTCGCCGATTCATGGATCGCTCTGAAGTATACTTTGCTTCGCCTCCTGGCCATCCTGTCTCAACCGATCCTGATCCTTCTCTGTATGATTACGCAGAGACGACCTATGTCCCTGTCGAACCGATTCAATCGTCTTCGTTCCCTTCGCGATCTCGAAGTGGACGATCTGCGACGCTACCGACAATATCGCTACATGCTGACTCCTGCTCACCTTCTTCCTCGACCGAGTCCCTTCCATGTCTTTGTCTACAATGTGCTCCACCTCCCGAATTTGTTCCTTGCCATTCTGCTTACCCTCCTCAAGATCATCTACTACCTGTTCATGACTCTTCTTCAAGTATGCAGATTGACCAACCTGTTGAATCCCTTTGCTCCAGTGAACCTTTTCATTCGTGCCTGGAGAATGGCTGTTTCCCGCCCGGATTTGACCATACCGGAGATTGCTGCCCGATTACGCTCTCCGGCTACTCGGACCCCGAACGTTGCTTTGGATTTACGCCTCCACCAAGTCCTGGCCTACCGCCCGCCCATCACAAGATGTCATACCACGATGGACGGAGCGGCCGCCTAAGACATGGCCGTCTCAACTTGACCGAGACTGTTTTCGATTCTGGCCTTACAGCCCCTATTGATCACAAGTCTGCCAACCGTCTCAAGTCTCATGAAGGCGCCCCTCGCCTCCCTCACCACAAGGTTACTGCTCTCAAGCGCCACCCAACGCGAACTTTCATCAAGCACCTTCTCTCTTTGAAGGTTACTGGTGAAAACTGCCCCGTCTTTGACCGTGCTTCCATCGTTGATTCTTTCATCCCTGTGTTCATGAAATTCGTGCCTTCTCTTCAGGAGAAGACCGCTTTCTCACTCGCTCACATGTGTATGGATGCACCCACCAAAGACACCGTTGATCGTGCTGTTCTCAAGTTCCGCCTACCAGTCCCCGTGATGAGCCTTCGTTCTTTCCGTGCTCGCCTCGACCGTGTTCTCTCTCCCCTCATTCCTTCGGCCATTGATTATCAATCAATCACTGACCGTTGTTGGAACACCCTTCGAAACCTCCCTGAGTACGGTAAAGCAGTTTCGACTTTCCACAAGGCTGCCCATCTCATTCGCCACTTCGCTGCACTTGCTGCAGATGTCTCACCACAACAGTTTGTTTCAGATTTCAAAGCACTCTGGCAATCTCAACTGGCTGAAGACCTTCTCATCAAGTTCAACCCTCGCCTTGGTCGAAACTCTCGAAAGAACCGCGTTCCAACGCTCGCCTACCGTGCCCCTCAATCTGTGATCGATACAGATGAGGAACTCGCCACTGCTTATCAGTTCTTTGATAACATTGGTAAACGCCCCGCCAATCTTGACCCTCCCAGTGCTAAACGCGCCTATGATATACTCAAGTCCCTTCCTCCTCAAGCCGAAGGTCTCTTCGATGATTTTATCTCAATCATCAAGAACGCCTTCGACAACGGACTGTTTGAGTTAACCATGGGTGTAATTGCTGTTTTTGTTGCTCGTTCTACCACCGGTGTTTCTAACCAGCTTGCCACTGCCGTAGGAAGTTTCTTCCTCGGTCGCGGCGCTGCCAAATTCGCCCTCCGCAACTACCACAAGATTGGTCTCTGGCTGGAAGAAGCCCTTAACCTTTCTCAGTCGACTCTCAATATGCTGGTCAACATGCTCGCTCGTCTCATCAGGTGGGCCATGCAATACATCCCCTCTTTCATTACGGATGTGTTCCAAGGCCTCAAACCTGTTGAGCGAGTTACTCTTGACTTTGCTCGAGAAGTCGACCCTCTTCCCTTGTACATCTTCCACCGCCGCATCGTCGACTCCTACGACCCTGAGGAGTTCGAATCCCTCAGAGATAGTTACCTACAAGGTCGTGCGATCCCCACCCTCAAGCAGCAATGCATTGAGGACGCCGATCTTTACAGTAACTACCTTCCCCCGAGCTTTAAAGCCCAATTCCCATCAGATTTTAAGTTCAATTCTGCGTTTGGACTTAAGTCCGTTGCTAATGCTTCTCGCTCACCCGGACCCGTCATCGTCGTTGATCGTGTCAATCTCAAGTACTTTTATGCCGCCTATCTCAAGTTTGGCTGCTCCTCAACCAGACAAGACTTTGGCTCAGATACTAACTCTGACACTCCTACTTTTGACAACACGATTCCCGACGACCTCCCCCCTCGACGCAAGCAACCGAGACACCCAGATGAACCAACTGCCTCTTCAAGCGCTACTCCTCAAGCTTTCGATATCCACGAAGCTTGGTCTGAAGTACTTACAGTTTTCTCATCAAAATGCCTCGGCATTACCGACACCGATATCCTTGCAAAACGCGCTCGTACTTTTTCTGCTCTTTGGAAAGCCAGCCTTGATGTTTCCTCAGCTGTCAAATGGTTCCTTCCATTTGGCTACTGTCTCATCAACTACATCTCTGTAGCAATCACTGGCCATTCGCTTCTTAAGGACAACTCTCTTGAGTTGAAGAAGCGAATACCACAAACACGCGCTCTTCTCGTCGATCTCACTCTCCGCCTTGCAACCGGAGAAAAAGCTGTCGCCCTCATGCCCGCATTCTCTGATCTCTCCACCAAGATTCAGGAGTTGCGGCTTCTAGCCGCCACCCTTGATGCAGGAGATGTTTCAGTCAAAGACTTCTCACTACTAGTCAAAGACTTCAACACCTTCTGTATTGATATGCGTGCTCGCGATAGCGCCGAACGTCCCCGCTGCCCCCCCGTCTGCATCCTTCTCCCTGGTCCTGCAGAAATCGGAAAGACACAATTTGTTGCCCACCTTGCCAAAGAGCTTGCCCAAGCTGGATATCTCTCCAACTCTGGCATAGCCACAATTGACAACAAACGAAACTTCCCCGATAACTGGACCACCCAAGCCACAGTCACAGTCGATGAATGGATCACCATCAACGAGGCTGAATCTCGCCTCGCTGACATCTCTTTTGTTATGCAAAATGTCAATACTGTCCCCCAACTCATCGAACGTGCTGCTGCCCACGAGAAGTGCCTGTACTGGGTAGCTAACCAGCTGCTCACGCTCACCACCAACGCAGGCCTCAACGTATGCAACAACATACTTGCAGACCCCCAAGCCCTCAACAGACGCTTGCACTTTGAAGTCAGACTCCACCCCCCTGCAAAGGACGAGTTTGGACGTTTCCCACAAGTTAACGGCCAAGTTGATTTCAACCAGTTCAAGTTCACTGTCACCACCCCCGGCACCACTGGATTTGAGAGAGTTCCTCACCCTCTTGGTGAACTCACTTTCTCTCAGGTCTACGCCCTCATCGTTCGCAAGCTCAACGACACTGCAGCTACTCATAATGCTGCACACGGACCGCAGGCGGAGTTTGTGTCTCAAGTCGATCCTGACTTAGACCTTCCCCCACCTGTTCTCCCCAATGTCTTTGAGCCTCTTCGCCCCCATGTGGACCCCCTCCGTGCCGCTCGCCCACAAGCTCCCATCCCTCATGATCCCCTTCTTATCACCATGCTCAAGTTCATCGGAAACAATCGTTTCGGCGATCGCAAAATCGTTGTTACGTACTCCCAATACATGCGTGCTTGGGAGCAGGATCCCCAGAAGATACTTGATGTGTATCTTGGTGAATACGACGGCCCAGACGATCCTTTCTTCCGCCGTCGTTATGCCAAGCTCTATCGAGCCGCTGGAGTGGACAATGCTAAATGTGACAATCATTTCATTGATCGTCTCGTTTTCGAAGCCTCTCTCCTCACTGCTCACTTCGTATCCCTCATGAAGTCTGCATACGAGAAAGCCGGCAAAGTCTGCTCCGAAGCTCTCACATCCCTCTTCACTAAAACTGAAGAGGCCTGGAGTTTTATGACTCGCCCATTCAAGTCACTCTACAACTCCATCCTGAACATCTGTTCCAAGATTACAGGAATCTTCACTTCTTGTACCGCCGCCTCACGTGCTTGGGCTTATGCCTGCAAACTTACGATGGCATGCATTGCAGCTTTCACTGCTGCTGCAGTCCTCGTGTGCACTTACGCCTACTACACGCGTCCCCGCGCGCACCCACAAGCCCCCTCGAATGGTCGAGATGTCAAATCCCGCTGGCGCAAAGCCTACATGGATGATGATTTCACTGAAGAGGAGCGCCATGGCGACAGTTTCAAACATACTCGTCGCGCCTTCGAAGCAGACCAACAGACCTCTGTTGATCGCTCCATGCGTTCCCTCCGAAAGGAATATCAGACTGCTCGCAGGTTTGGTGAGAAGTTTACAGCTTCAAAGTCAGCTAAGCGCGCCTTCGCGCAAGCCCCCACTGACTACCGCCACCTTGCAGAGCGATCTGCTGTCTTCATCAAGACCTCCTCTGGTGCCGAGTATCGTGGTACAGGTATCTGTGACCGTATGGTCATAGTGCCTCACCACTACTACAACGCATTCCTTGAGGAGGACTCTGTCCTCGTCATCGCCAGCGGTCACTCCGCTAATCTCCCTCTTCGTGATCTCAACCACATTCATTACCCCAATGATGATTTGTCCGTCTTCTTCCTTCCAATTCAATTCCCGATGTTCCCGAACATCGTTCCTCGCTTCATCAAGCGCCAAGACGTGCCAATGATTCATACAAAGGTTACTTTGTGGCTTACATCTCTCCATTCTCCCACTCGCGAGATCATGGCCCCCACCTCCAACGCCCCGGTTTACCAAGTTTGGTCCCATCCCGACATCATGCGGAACAAGTCCTTTACTTCTCTCTGCTACCCTGTTGATATCGAAACAAACTTTGGTGACTGCGGCTCTCTCTACACTACCGATACGAAAATTCTCGGCCCCCGCTGCATCCTTGGAATTCATATTGCGGGTACAGGATCAATTGGTTACGCCAACATCCTTACTCAAGAAATGATTTATACGATGTGGGACGACTTTGAATTCGACGACGATGAAGAGCTCCCAGTTCAGGCTGTCCCTCAAGGACCTCTTAAGCCTATCTCTGAGCTCCCCATCATCGAAGTCGAGACCTCTGTCCCTAACGATACCCAAGTCCTCGTTAACTGCAATATTGATTTCGAACCTTCGTTCGCGCTGGATAATCCTCATCGTGAGGAAAATCTCGCTGCTCTCAAGAAACATGTTGAAGACTTACGAGACCCCGTCGTCCCCCCCCCAGCAATTCTGCTCGGAATTGCTGCCAAGAATCTTCACCGAACGTGTACTACACGCCTCGTTCCGAGCAAGCTCAGTCACGAGCTCCCCTTCACCCCAACCACATGCCCCGCTCCATTAAGCAGACATGCTTCACCCTCTGGCGAAGATCCTCTCTACCTTGCCCATGCAAGGATGATTCGCCCAAAGGAGCCAAACATCAATCACAAGTTGATGCTGGAATGTGCAAGAGCTTCTGTCAATGTCGTTCCGCGACATCCACACAGAGGCATTCTCACATTTGAAGAAGCTGCTTACGGAAAAGGTGCTTTGACCTCAGTTGACCATACTGCCTCTGGTGGCGAGCCGTGGAACTCCATGGCTGCTGCTGAAGGTAAGCCCACCAACAAAGGTACCTGGCTGGGCTCTCGTGACCACCCTGCCCCCCGACCTGAGATACTCGAAGCCGTTCACCGCGACATCGATATTCTCAAAACAGGCAGATGCCCTGATTGGTTCTTCACAGAACAACTCAAGGATGAGTGTGTGGACCTGGAAAAGTATGCCGCCTCAAAAACGCGCCTTTACTTTGCTGGTCCGCTCGACCATGTTCTCGTTGGACGCATTTTGTGCGGGGACTTTGTTCAAGCAACTCTCTGTGCACGCCAACGATTCCCTGGTAAAGTTTCCGGTTCAATCGGACTCACTCCCGAAGATGGTGTTCTCACCTGCCTCATGAAGGCCTCAGATGGCAACAATCGCATTGCCCATGATGAAAAAGGTTTCGACCGACATCAATTATGGTGCATTGCGCAATGGATTGCCCAAGCAATAAATGAATGGTATCCAAAGAACGAAGACCCAGCGATCAAGCTGGCTCGTACCACTTACATCTGTTCTAACTACCACTCCGTCTATCAAATTGGACGCTACATTTATCTGCTCGATTTCCATCAGCCGTCAGGAGGCTTTCTCACAACCTTCCTCAACAACATCTACCTCGAAAGTTCTCGTCTCTATGCTTTCACTGAGATTCTCAACCGTAAGTACTCCTTCCCCGGTGCCACTGTTCTCTTCACCCCTCATAAGGTGAAGGAATCCATGTTCGCCCTCTACTACGGAGACGATTCTATCATCGTCTTCCCCAAGTCCTGGGAAGTCACTTCAGCTGAGATCTTCGCCGAAACTGCAAAGTTAGGCCTCGAGACAACTCACTCAGAGAAGAACTGGCCGCTCGAAAAAGAGATGCCCCAAGAAATGCATACCTTCCTCAAGCGCTCGCTTGTAGTCAATGAAGATGGAATTTTCACTTGGGCTCTCCCAAAAGCTGTCATCGAAGAGATGTTGCTCTGGACCAAGAAGAAAGATTACAATGATCACTCCGTAATGACTTCCACTGCCACGAACGTGCTTATTGAGGCTCGACGCCACGGTCTCCCGTACTTCTACCACATGTATGAGATACTTCGCGACGCCTTCCATGCTGCACAAGTCCCCTTCTCTTTGTCTCCGACCCCTGGGGACTACAGACCCAACCGGGTCTAAACAAGCTGTATCCAGCACTGTTTTGCAAGTCTTCCAGTTAAGCTAAGACTACCCTTGTCGAAATTGCCCCCCCTCATTGTATAATAACGATTTGTTAGGCTACCCCTAGCGTGAAGCGTTCATACGCCGCTTCATAAGACCCATGTATGGCCCAATCTTCCTCTACTGATTTTCCCAATGAAGCTATCAATCCCAGACTTGACCTGGATGTTACCCCAGTTACGACCTCTGTTCCCAATGTTGTTGGTGACGTCACTTCTTACGAAACCGTCGCTGACTCAACTCTTCGCGAACCTACAGTTCGTGTCGCGCCCATGGCCAGACCTCCATCAGACGCTCCTAACGATGTCTTGAGTCGCGTTCGTCGCCTCCCAAGTTACGTCTGGAGCTCTGCGTCTGCCTTCGGCTCTTTCACAGTCATTTACCCGGCTGCCGAGTTGTTTGCCTCCTTAGGCAACATTGTAAATACCACCCTGTACTCGTACCTGTCTTATAACTCCGTCAAGCTCCGCTTCACTCCCAATACCACCAAGTTTTACCGAGGCCTCCTCGGAATTACGTTCATGCCTGGTACCTACTTCAAGAACAATGGCTCCTATTATACTCCCACAGCCCTCTCGTCCTTGCCCACGACCTACATTGACGCTTCTTCTGTCACCTCAGCCGAACTCACAATCCCATACACCTCTTTCCTCCCGAAGGTTGGTCCAGGAGATCTCACATCGACCCTTGGACATCTTGTTATGTGGATTCTTGACCCTCTCGCTTGCGAATCTGCCCCTGGTGTTGTTTCTGCTATTACAGTCAACATCGAGGCTAGCTTCAACGAGCCTGAACTCCACGACCCTCAAGATAACGGCATGCTCCCTGTCGTCGCTCCTGCTCGTATCACGAACACTGCGGCGGCCGGAGGCTTTGCCTTTGCCCAAGGACCAAGAAAACGAACTTCTGTTGTAAAAGAGGCTGAATCCAAGGCTGAAAAAGGCGCCATCTCTGGTACCCTGGAGGCTGTCTCTTCAATTGCCTCCCAAGCTTCGGAACTACCTGTTGTTGGCGGATTCGCCTCGGGCCTCGCAGTTGTTACTTCAGCTGCCTCTAAAGTCTTCGACTGGTTTGGTTTATCAAAGCCGCCCAATCTTAGCATGCCCGAATACTTACTTGCCAACCCCATGCCTTTCTACGCAACTCTCCATGGAACGAACAATGCCGACTCTTTGTCGACAGACCTAGTCCCTTATGCAACCACTGATTCTCGTTATGTGGCAAGTGATCGAGATGACACTTCTTTAGCTTATCTCCTCGCTCGGCCCAATTTGATTCAGAAGTACACTACTGGTACCCTCACAGGCGACACACCGTTGCTGTTAGGCTCTTTCCCCGTGCATCCAAAGTACGGCTGGCTCCAAAGCACCAACAACTACTGTCCCTCGAACCTCGCCCTCATGGCCATGCTCCATAAGAACTGGAGGGGTGACATAGCTTATAAGTTTATCATTCCCGCCACTTCCATGACCAGATGTCGTCTCGCCATCATGTATTCTCTCAATCAAAAGGCCACTTTCAGCGAAAACAATCGCTTCATGTTTATTGAAGTCGAAGGTACAACAGTTGTTGATGGAGTGATCCCTCACACTCACCAGGATCTTTACCGACCCCTGGCCAAGTTTGCTACAAGCAACGTCAACACTGCTGCCGCCAACGGCTTCCTCCATGTTTTCCAGATGTCCAATCTGGTTGCTGAAACTCCTGCCACAACTCCCGCTCCTCTCTCCGTTCTTGTTTTCGCTGGTGCAACATCCAACACTCAATTCTGTTCATTTACTGCCCAGAACGCAAGAAACGCGAGAACCAATGGAGACGCATACCCTAATGGATTCCTCGGACTTGACTCTTCGCTTAAACTCGAAGGTGTCATGCCTGAGGACAACATTTGTTCAGTCCGAGAGATTATGCATCGCCCTGCCCTCTATGAAGACATGACGTTGCCTATTGCTGGAGCCCAGATCACCCCCACCGGCCCTCTCTCCAACTTCCACCGTTATTTCTTCGAAATGTTCAGATTCTGGCGTGGTTCAGTCACTTATACCTTCATCATTCGCGATGGCGGTCTCCTTGACAGCCCTGCTCCTATCGTCGTCTCTAACGACGTGAATATTGAAGTTTCTGACTCCACCACTCACTGGTTCCCTAGACAGTGCCCCAAAGTTTCTTTCACCGTTCCTTGGACCTTCGGTCGAGGTGCTGGAGACACGGGTGCTTTTTCAACATTCTCCCAACTCCCACGCATCTTCCTGAAGTATCCTGCCTACACTGGTACAGAATCTCATATGGAAGCATACATCTCTTTCAACGACGATCTGTCGTTCGGAATTCCTTGCCCCCCCAAGTTCTTGACAATTTAATTGTCGTTTTTCTTTTCTTTCTTTTCTCTTTTTCGGATTAATCTCCGGCGTGTGAAGTGTCCCTTTCACGCTTTTGCTTTTTTCTTTTTGCAAATGGTTGTAATCAACCTCCGTACTCATGCAACTAACGGATTTGTCAAGCTGCAGTTTTTACCTCCTAGCTCTACTCCTTGTAGATTCTAGTGCCGT